GATTTATTGCAAGGTGCTAACTTGCCAACAGCCTTTGGTATGAGCCGGGATTTAGTTGATGAATTACGCGGTATGACATTTCCAGGTTGCATACATTTATTCTTTGATAACTTTGTAAAGCAATTGGGATTAGATTTAAATTACTTAAAGTATCTACCAAATGTAATTATTGAACATCTGCACCCAGTAGCAGGCAAGGCTGAGATGGATGAAGGGTATGCCAGGGTTAATCAACCTAAATGGTATGAGCAGGATTTACTTATATTGCAAAGATACTTAGCAAGCGCGGAGTATGCAGAGTTGGTTAGAAAATATAGATGAACATACTCATTACCGGTTCACATGGCTTTGTCGGCCGTGCCTTCAGGCGTGCGCTACCTTATGCCAACTTAACCTTAGTTGATTTAAAGCAAGGTGTTGATTGCCGTAAATTTTTTCAGTTAGAGAAAAAACAATATGATCTAGTAATACATCTAGCCGCATTGGTCGGTGGCCGCATGATGATAGAAAATGAACCATTGGCTTTAGCGGTTGATCTTGCTATTGATGCTGAGTTTGCTACCTGGGCTATGCGAACTGAACAGCCTTATGTTGTGTACTTCTCATCATCTGCCGCTTACCCAGTTGAGTTACAAACCCTGGCAAAGAAAAAGAAGTTAAAAGAGAAAGATATAAATTTTAACAAAATAGGTAAGCCGGATATGACCTATGGCTGGACAAAACTAACCGGTGAAATGCTTATGAATTACTTGCGTGAAGAAGGTACAAAGGTATTAACCCTTAGACCATTTAGCGGTTACGGCACTGATCAAGATTTAGATTACCCTTTCCCATCAATTATTCAGCGTGCAATACTTAATGCCAATCCATTTAACATTTGGGGTAAGGCAACTACTACCCGGGATTTTATACACATTGATGATGTGGTGGATGCAACAATTGAGATGGTTAAAAATGAGTGTAATCAAACAGTTAATCTATGTACTGGCAGGCCTACCACCTTTTTAGAGTTAGCAAAAATAGCAATGAGTACCCTGGGATATGAAAAGACATCTGCCGGTAGATTCAAGGTATTGACCGATAAGCCGGCAGGTGTGGCCTATCGGGTAGGTGATCCAACAATGATGAGCGATTACTACACGCCAAAAATAAGTCTTGAAGAAGGCGTTGAGCGTGCTATTCGCGGATTAGTATGATCTAAAATTAGGGATACCATGACCCCAAAAAAACCCCGCAAAGTTACAAAGCGCAAACGCCGCACACCGCGCAAGGCTGATGCGTTAAACAAATTAGAAAATCATTACATCACATTAAACGAAATGTACAGAGCGGCTTTAGCGGCCGGATTTAATACTGAGGTTGCATTTTGGTTAATAACAGAACCGGGTGCATCAATCCCTGATTGGATCAATCCAGCACATAAACCAAATGAGATCATTCCCCGAATTGATCCAACAGAAGATGAGGATGATGATTAAACGCGATAAAACCTTTAATGCAAAATACTTAGTGATCTCAGACTTGCAAGTACCATTTGAATTTACAGAAGCCGTAATCAATTTAAAAAAATTGGTTAATACTTTTAAGTTTGATCTAGTACTTAACACTGGTGATGAAATGGATTTCAATACCATCAGTAGATTTAGTGAAGGCCGGGCGGAATCCTTTATGCAAACACTTGATGCAGATCGGGCAACCTGCCAAGATATTTTGTACGATTTAAAAACAGATGTAGTTAGTAGATCAAATCACTCAGATAGGTTATACAAAGCCGTAGCCCGAATACCTGGGTTAATGGAGTTGCCTGAATTGCAGTATGCAAAATTTATGGGCTTTGATGATCTAGGCATCCATTACGCTAAACAGCCTTACCCGATCCCTGGCACTAACTTTGTGCTTTGTCATGGGGATGAAGGCACAATCTCTAGGGCAGGCGGCGGTACGGCGTTGAACATAGCGAAAAGGTGGGGTCGGGGAGTAGTGTCGGGACACACGCACAGAATGGGCTACCAATGCCACTCAGAAGCCTTTAATGGCCGTTTAGAGCGTGTTTTAGTAGGTGTTGAGTGTGGTCATACTTGCGACATGAAAAAGATGGCTTATTTGGGCATTAGAGGCTATGCAAACTGGCAGGCTGGCGCGGTCATCATACATATAAAGCGGGGCAATGTAAGCGTGGAGATGATTCCATTTAACGCTGATGGTTCATTTACGGCTATGGGTAAGGCCTTTGGGTGAGGTAGATCACAAGACACACCACCCTGGCCTATTGCATTTGTCAGTGGGTTAGTGTTTAATTGCATTTACAAACGCAATTGACCGGAAGGGGTTAATATGTTACTTAGTCAAGTTATAGATCATGCAGGTACAGATGTTGCATTACAAATTTGTGATGATAATGATTGGTGTAATAATGCAAAATTACAAACACCAAATCCAACCAAAACGCGATTAGGTTTTTGTTCTTGGTGTTGGTCATCATTAAATGTTGAGGTCAAATAATGAAAGTACTTACTGCAACTGATATGCGTTGGTGCGATAAATGCAATATGGAAACATGTTGGTTAAATTGTGCAATATCAATTAGACCATTGATTAGTGAATGGCGTTGTGATAGATGTTCAAGAATGAAAGGAAGGGTTAAAAATGCTAACAACAATTGAAAGCGTATTACAAACTAAGATTGATTTTAGGTATGTAAAAGATGAAGATAATTATGTTGCATCTACATCAAATGTTTTAGGTGAGTTTACATCTTATGGTAAAACACCTGATGATGCAGTGCGTAGATTAAAATCTAAATTGTTTGGTTTATTGGCTGAGTATGTACACAATCAGAAGGTAAACCACTAATGAAAATTACAAAGAATCAATTTGAAGCCTTAACTGATGCACAAATGGAATGGGCAACTGAACCGGATTGGCTAAGTCAAAAAGATAGGTTTGAAGATTCAATCTGTTGGTCACATCTATTTATTTATTGGGTAGAAAATTATGCTTCGGCAATATTGGCTACTGAGTTTTTAAAGCAAAATAAATATGATTTCAGCATCTCTTTTGACAATGCTGTTGGTCAATATTGCTTTACAACTAACTATCGCGGGTCATGGGTTTACGCATGAACGCCGTAGCGTATGTGGAAAAAGGTTGGTTTGTTATGCCTTTAAAACCACAATCTAAAGAGCCATGTAAGTTTTTAAGGCATGGCTACCTTGATGCAAGCAATGATCTAACTACTGTTAAAAGATGGTTTAAGGATGAAGATTTAAATATTGGTATAGGGCTTATCCAATCTAATTTGGTTGTATTGGATTTTGACATACGCAATGCTTCATCAAGAACCTTATGGGAACAATATCGCCGGATGTGTGTAGTGTCGGATACATTTACAGTTAAAACAGATGATGGCTATCACTTTTATTATTTGGCTAACAAAGATAAGCAATTTAAAGGCAAACTAATACCAGGCATAGATATTAAACATAAGGGTTATGTGGTGGCGCATCCATCAATACATCCAAATGGTACTAAATATCAGGTAGTAAATAATATTGATCCAGTTGAATTACCGGCTGAACTAGAACAGGTGATGATTTGGAATTAGTTAAATATGATAAACAATCAGGTGCTTATGTTGATGAAAAGCGTAAGCACTTTGTAAAGGCTTCCCTGATCCGCCAACACGCCAAAAAGGCTATTGGTGCTAGGCAGATCAGAGGAAGGCTATCAGCCAAAATGGTTGAAGCCTATTGGTTAGACAAGTTCAAGGAAGCGGTGAAATATGAACTATGAAGTACTAGGGTGGTTAATGACCATCATATTGTTTGCATTGGTTGGGTTAATGCTTACGGCAACCTGGATCATTGCAGTTGAAAATGGCTACGACAAAGGTTTTAAGAGTGGCTATAAACGCGGCACAATAGATGCTAAGCAATCAAGCGTAAAGGTGCAAAGAGTTACAGTAAGCAATTTTCCAACTACTAATCATCCAGCATTGCGTACCAAGCAATTGCAAGAAGATAATGATTACTTAATGGAAAAGGTTGTAAGCCTTTGGGATAGGGAAAACAAATAATGAACATGAATGATTATGTTGATGTGGCTGAACGCATAGCCCAATTGAAAGAGGCTTACCCCGAAGCATCATTACAGCCTTACAACCCAAATAAACCTTATGAGATTGTGCAGGTTGAAGGTAAGAGTTATGTGGTTTATACCGCCGCTTGTTACCGCGATCCGCATGATGTTCGCCCTGGGGTAGCCGTTGCCTGGGAACAAATCCCAGGTAAAGGCATGACCGCTGGTAGTGAACTTATGATATGTGAAACCTCTGCCTGGGGGCGGGCGATAGTCGCGGCTATGAAAACTGCAACCAAGCGCGTTGCATCAAAGCAAGAAGTGATAGCGGCTCAGGCTAGGCAAACATGGGCAGTTACACCAACTGATAAGTTAGATCAAGATTTATTATCTAGGCCAGTTGAACCAAAGCCTGAAAAGGTTATTTATGGTAGTCCTGGTAGTAAGTCTGCATTGATGGAAAGGATTATGCGCCATCAGTTTGTAGAAGAACCAAAGCCTGATCTTGATCCAACACCAATGAGTTTAGATCAAGTAGTTGATGCAGTTGCATCAGATGTACCGGCAATTCAATATTGTGAACATGGTCAAATGGTGCTTAAAACCGGCATTGCAAAGGGTCGCGGCACGCCGTATTACGGATACACATGCCCTAAAGGATGCCCGGCTAAGTGGGCAACTATGAGCAAAGACGGCAAGTGGTTCTACCCTGGGGCAAGCAATGGGTGAGTTAGAGATCATTGATAAGCATGGGGTTAGGGCTACATTTACTGATAATGGTATTGAAGTAGATTTAATACCTGATATTGAAAGATGCTATTACTGCAATGATGCAAGGTTTTATACACAACATGGTTACAAAGAATGTGTGAGTTGTGGGTGCATCAATGGCGCAGTTTGATTATCACAAGGCTATGCGTGATGGGCATGGCTATAATCTTTATGTAGCCGATCTATTGCAAACCTTTGGCATACCGAATGTAGAAGTACCTGAATTTAGTATGGCGGCAACCTATGATCAGATCAGGGATAAAACCCTGAATGAAAAGGATATAGTTATTGATGACATAGTGCTAGAAGTTAAAAGTTCTAGCCGATCATTTAGAAATGCGGATGACTTCCCACATAACCCACTAATTGTAGATACAGTAAGTGGATATGATTATAAGGTGGTTAAGCCCTGGGCTTATGTGATGATTAGTCAGGTTACCCAGGGTATCTTTGTTATTCCAACAGCCACTAAGCAATACTGGACAATAAGAACCTATTATGATGCTCAAAGAGATATTGAGGATAGGTTCTACATGACCAGTAAAAGGCATTGCAGGCCATTTATAGAGATGGTTGATTTATTACTAGAAAAGGCTAGCGGTGCAACCATCAAGATGCCTTAAATGTGGCAAGTGGCTTATGCCCGATCAAGCCTGTTCAATATGTGTAATCTTAGATCAACAGACACGCCGTAATTAGACTAAATTTGAAAGTTGGTGTTTATGTTATATCTTTCATCCCAGGGGGCTAAGCGAAACTCAGTTATACAGGGTATTCAATTGCCATCTTCTCAGCCAATCCAGGCATCCAGCCGTGGGGGGGGTCTGGGGGGGGCATCACAAAATCTAGTTACCAGGGTATCCAATAAAAACCTAATAACTGCTTTATTGGTTTTAA